TCTATTTAAAAATTCCTTAGCATTACTTAAATATGGATTATTATAAAATTTATCAATTTTAGATTTTTGCCATCTATCAAATAAGAACTTATTCATATAAAAGAATTTACGTTTATAATTCCTAAACATCTGTATATGCTCATTATCATCATAATCAATTACAATATTCTTCAATTGATCAATTTCATATTTCTTATTTACTAAAGCATTTTTATAACTAAGAGATTCTTGTACAGGTATTGTATTAACTGGTCGTAATCCAGAATTGATAATTTTCTTTTGTTTTGCAAAAGGTAATTTAACAATCGCATCCAATTTTGAATGTTTAGCCATTTTGATATGTGAATTGTCAAAATGTAAAGGACGTTTTAAAGATGGACGTTTTATTGGTTTTTCAGCTTGTGGCGATTGTTGAACAACTTGATTTTGTTGCTCAATACCACCAACATTATTTATTGGATTTGTTATCGCTATTCTTGTAAGATTACTTACTATTCCATGAAGTGGATGAAAACTAAAATCACTTTGACATGATCTACAATTAATTGAAGCCCAATAATCATTTCCATATGCATAACTAATATTTTTTGATTGACAGAAATAACAATCAGCATTTCTCATAACTAATGTAAATAATTGATTGCACATGACTTCTAACCTTGATGGAGGAGTATTAATATCTAAATCAGGCAATGGTGGTAAAGGACAAAAATTATGTTTTGCTAAATTAACACGATTTTTCTTAATCTGACGTTTACTTACTTTCTCTTCAATTTCATCAACACGTGAGATAATCTTTGCACAATTTCCTTTTTCGGCTGACTCAGCATTAAATAATTTACGTTTATTACTCACTGAAGGTGGTGTAACAAATATTTCTGTATGTTCTCTTGGTGAAAACTTAGTCTTATGTAATAACGCTTTCTTTTGATTGCGTTTATTTTTTTCTTTTCTTCCATGATCAATAATATTATGAATTTCTTTTTGCGATTTTGGAATAGCTTCCAAATATTTAGTATGCTCCATTTTAATTTTATTTTGATTTTGATTTAATTTCTTTTTCGCTTTGTAATTTTTCTTGTATTATTGTCTGCATATGTTTGGATTTAAAAGTTTTTATTGACAAGGTTTTGATGGTGTTGTTAGGACCTTGACATCATACCTAACAGAACGCCAGACGACGCTACGGCTAACGGGTTCCAATCCGTTGTGTTCGATGTTTAATTGGGGAATCAGGATAGTACACAATACTACCCCACTTAATTATTAAAATTATATTTTATTTTCAAGGATGCTCACATAATATACTCTCG